AACTATAGGAGGCTTGCATAATGGATAGATCGCTTAAATTACAAGAAGAGCTTGAAATTCTGCTCGGTAGTAGAAATGTATATTTCCAACCTCCTAGTACGTTAATGATGAAATATCCTTGCATTCGATATTCGAAGAAAGGTAATGACGCCAAACATGCGAATAATAGAATCTATAAAACTATGAATCGTTATGAAGGTGTTGTGATAGATTACGATCCAGATACAACTATTCCAGATCAGATTTTACATCATTTCCCGATGTGTAGTCTCGGTAGTGGGTATGTTGCTGATAATCTGAATCACTATCCATTTACATTATATTATTAAAACTTATATAAGGAGGAAACAACTCATGGCTAAACTTGAATGGGATAAAACCGGCGAACGTTATTATGAAACCGGTGTCAAATACGGTGTGCTTTACCCACAGGTAGACGGAGAGTATCCACAGGGTGTAGCTTGGAACGGTCTTACGGCTGTTACAGAAAGCCCATCCGGTGCGGAAGCAACTCCAATGTATGCTGATGACATTAAATACTTGAATCTGATGTCTAACGAAGAATTTGGTTATAGTATCGAAGCATATACATATCCGGTTGAATTCGAAGAATGTGATGGTTCTGCCGAAATTGCTACAGGCGTTAAAATCGGACAGCAGCCACGTAAAGCATTCGGTCTGTGCTACAGAACTACACTCGGTAATGACACAGAATTCAACGATCACGGATATAAACTGCATTTGGTTTATAACAGCTTGGCAGCTCCATCTGAGAAAGCTTATGCTACTATCAATGATAGTCCAGAAGCAATCACTTTCTCTTGGGAATGTACAACTACACCAGTTAACGTCACTGGACACAAACCAACAGCTAGCATCGTAATTGATTCTACTAAAGCTGACAAAGCTAAGTTAGCTGCTCTGGAAGCTATTCTGTATGGTTCTGAAAATGAAGAACCAAGATTGCCATTACCAGATGAAATCATGACATTAATGAAATCTGCGTAATAATATACACGAATGATTAAGGCCTCACTTCAAAATGGTGGGGTCTTTTTCTACTAAACACACAATCACTCGAAAAGGAGAACAAATTTTATGTTAAAGAAAACTGTCACATATGAAGATTACAATGGAACTGAAAGAACTGAGGATTTTTACTTCAACCTCAACAAAGCTGAAATTACAGAAATGGAATTGGGTACAACGGGCGGTTTATCCGAAATGATTAAGAAAGTTGTAGCTACACAGGACGCTCCAGCTATTATTAAGATTTTCAAAGATTTGGTATTAAAAGCATACGGCGAGAAAAGTGCTGATGGTAGACGATTCATCAAGATCGCTCCAGACGGACACAGATTGGCAGACGATTTCGCTCAGACAGAAGCGTATAGTCAGATCTTTATGGAACTGGCATTTGATGCGGACGCTGCGGCTAAATTTGTTAATGGGATTGTTCCAAAGACTGAAGGAACGAATGTACCAGCGATTAAATAAGAAAACAATGGAGGTGTGAGAAGATGTTTCAATTAGTCATTCCTGGAGATGAGATTTGGGATGAAGAAAACGGTTGTTTCTATTATATAAATAACCAAGTATTACGACTGGAACATTCCCTCGCATCTCTTTATAAATGGGAATCCAAGTGGCATAAGCCTTTTTTTTCCAAAAAAGCTATGAGCTACGAGGAAACTATAGATTATATACGATGTATGACATTGGATAATAACGTGTCTGATGATATTTATGCTTCTTTGCAAGAGAGACAGATTAAAGAAATTTTGGCGTATATAGATAACCCTATGACAGCTACTACTTTTTCGAAAGAGAAGAATCAGAAGCCAAATAGGGATATTATAACCGCTGAACTAATTTATTACTGGATGATTCGGGCACAAATACCATTCGAATGTCAATATTGGCATCTTAATCAATTAATGACTCTCATTCGTGTTTGTAGTATTAAAAACGAACCACCTAAGAAGATGGGCAAACATGAATCTTTACGACAGCGTTCAGCATTGAATGCGGCTCGTCGTGCACAAATGAACACGAAAGGTTGATAAAACATGGTTAAAAGAAAAATTTGTCTTGATGCTGGACATTATGGAAAATACAACCAGAGTCCAGCTAATAGCGCATATTTCGAGTCTGTAATGAACTGGAAATTACATAACTTATTGAAAGATGAGTTGGAAACATACGGATTCGAAGTTATCACAACAAGAAGTAGTCAGGCTAAAGACCTGAGTTTATATAGTCGTGGAGCAAAATCAAAGGGATGTGATTTGTTCTTATCTATTCATTCCAATGCAGTTGGTTCTGGAGTGAACGAGAAAGTTGATTATCCTGTAGTTTATGTACCGTTAAGTGGTAATGGTGACGCACTAGGTCAGAGACTTGCTGATTGTATTGCGGACACTATGGACACTGACCAGCCAGGACGAATTGCTAAGAGAAAGAGTGAGAAAACTGGTGGAGAGTATTATGGTGTAATCCGTGGTGCGGTAGGCGTTGGAACAATCGGTATGATTCTCGAACATAGTTTCCACACAAATACTCGCTCTACAAATTGGTTGCTTAAGAATTCCAATCTGGAGAAATTGGCAAAAGCAGAAGCTAAAGTAATTGCTGATTATTTCAAAATGGAAAAAGTGACAGCATCTGCTCCAGTTACTGAGAAGAACGAAACAACAGTATATCCTAAAGCTCCATTCGCAGTAAAAGTGTTAGTGAGCGATTTGAATTATCGTTCAGAACCATCAATGGACGGTGATGTATTAGGTGTTACTAGTAAAGGTACATTCACTATCGTTCTGGTAGACGGTAACTGGGGTAAACTCAAATCTGGTAAAGGTTGGATCTATCTTGGTAATCCAGAATATTGTACGATCGTTAACACTCTTCCATTTAATGTCAAAGTCGAAATCGACGATCTGAATATTCGTACAGGCCCAGGAACAAATTATGTGAAAACAGGCGAATGCACTGGAAAAGGTAAATTCACAATTACAGAAATTAAAGAAGGTAAAGGTTCCGACACTGGTTGGGGTAAACTCAAATCTGGTGCTGGATGGATTTCTCTGGATTACACAAAACGTGTATAAGTAAAGGAGATAAAATATGATTAGTTTCAGACAAAAGGGCGACTTTAAAAAGCTAACCCGCTACTTAGAAAAAGCAAAAGAGGCTGTCAAACTTGGAGACCTCGATAAGTACGGTAAAGAAGGAGTAGCCGCCCTTGCGTCTGCAACACCTGTAGATACCGGAAAAACTGCTAATTCTTGGTATTACGAAATAGAACATAAAAACGGGTCAGTTACAATTACTTTTAATAATTCAAATATTCAAAATGGAGTATTAATAGCTATTATTTTATTTTACGGACACGGAACGAGAAATGGCGGTTGGGTAGAAGGGCGAGATTACATTAACCCTACTATCCGACCTGTTTTTGATAGACTTGCAAATCAAGCATGGGAGGAGGTTACTAAGTTATGAGCACAACTATTGATCAAAGAGTTGTCGAGATGCGATTTGACAATAAACATTTCGAACAGAATGTTCAAACGACGATGTCAACTCTCGATAAACTTAAACAAAAGTTAAATCTGACTGGTGCTTCCAAAGGTTTAGAAAGTATCAATTCTGCGGCTAAGAATAATAACATTCATATGCTTGGGGCTGCGGCTGAACAAGTAGGTGTTAAATTCTCAGCTATGCAGGTTGCTGGTATTACCGCGATTAGTAGACTTACAAATCAGGCTATGGCGGCTGGTGAAAAGATTGTTAAAGCTCTTACAATTGATCCTGTTAAGACTGGTTTCGAAGAATACGAGACTCAGATTAATGCAGTTCAGACAATTTTAGCGAATACATCGCATAACGGTACAACGATTGACCAGGTTAACGATGCGTTACAACAGTTGAATGAGTATGCAGACAAAACCATTTACAACTTTACAGAAATGACTCGTAATATCGGTACATTTACCGCGGCGGGTGTCGATTTGGATACTTCAGTTTCAGCGATTCAGGGTATTGCAAACTTGGCGGCAGTATCAGGTTCGACTTCTCAGCAGGCAAGTACAGCAATGTATCAGTTATCTCAGGCTTTAGCAGCTGGACGAGTTTCTCTTATGGACTGGAACTCAGTAGTTAATGCCGGTATGGGTGGTAAAGTATTCCAAGATGCGTTAATCAGAACATCCAACGTTATGGGTACTGGTGCGGATGCAGCGATTAAGAAATACGGTTCATTCCGAGAATCTCTTACCAAAGGCGAATGGTTAACAACCGAAGTTCTCACTGAAACTTTGAATCAGTTTACAATGGCTGCCGAAGAAGGTAGTAAAGAATGGGAGAAATTCAAAAAATCCCTCAAAGATAAAGGTTATTCGGAAGAACAAGCTACAGCGATTCTTAAGATGGCGAATACTGCTACTAGCGCAGCTACCGAAGTTAAAACCTTTACCCAATTATGGGACGTATTAAAAGAGTCAGCTCAGTCGGGTTGGTCACAAACTTGGAAATTGTTAGTTGGCGATTTTGAAGAGGCTAAAGCTTTATTAAGCCCTGTAGCGGATGTGTTAACCGGAATTATTAACACAATGTCAAAGACGCGTAACGACATATTAGAGAGCGCACTCGGCAAAAGTTTCACAGGATTAGCCGATAAGATTAAAGGAATTACCGATCCCGTTAAGAAATCTGCAGATGGTGTAAAAGAAGTAGTCGATTCGGTAAAAGATTACGCAAAAGTAGTCGATGAAATTATCGGCGGTAAATGGGGTAATGGCCAAGCTCGCTGGGATGCTTTAACCAAAGCAGGTTACGATTGGGCTCATGCTCAGAATCTAGTTAATGAAAAACTCGGTTCGAGTGTAAGACATACTACCAACTATAAAGAAGCTCAAAATGGAGTTAAAAAAACTCAGGAAGAGACGACTGAAGCTACTGCTAAATTCATACAGAAGTTGACAGAAAAGTCTGATGCTGAATTAAGAGCTGCAGGATATGACGAAAAACAAATCAAAGCTCTTCGTGAAATCCAAAAACAGGCTGATAAAACAGGTTTGTCCGTAGAAGAATTTGTATTAAATATCGATAAGCTCGACGGTAAATGGTTGATCGTCAACTCATTTAAAAATATTTGGTCTGGTTTGTCTACGGTTGTTAAATCGTTCGGACAGGCTTGGCGAGAAGTATTTCATGGTGACGCAAGTGATGAAGAAATATTGGCTAAACGTGCTGATATGATTTATAACATTATCGCAGCGATCCATAAGTTTACTACATATTTAAAAACCAACGGTGAAGCTTCCGATAAACTCGTAAGAACTCTCAAAGGGTTACTCGCTATCGTCGATATCCTTACAACTATATTCGGTGGCGGTTTGAAGATAGCTTTTAAAATAGTAACCAGTTTGCTAGAAGCGTTCGACATGAATATACTCGACGTTACTGCGAATATTGGCGATGCTATAGTAGCTTTCAGAGATTGGTTTGATAGTTTATTCGATTGTAGTGGAATAGTTGAGGTATTAGTACCAATATTAAAGAACGCTGCGGATGTTATTGGATATTTCATAACTTCCGTAAAAGAAAGCGATACTCTGGCTCTGCTCGTTAAAAATCTGAAAAGTGCTATCAAAGCCATAGGTGATTGGATTAAAGGACTTAAAAATGCCGAAAATATTCCTGAGTATATAGCGGATGGACTTATCAACGGGCTTAAAGCGATTGTAGAGAATTTCGATAGTTTTGCTAAGTTGATATCTGACAAAATCAAAGAAATTCCAAACGATATTATCGCTGGTCTGACCGGTGGTTTATGGAATGGCGCTTCTGGTATCATTAAGACGCTCATGAACTTGGGTATCAAAATGATCGAAGCTATCTGTAATGTGCTCGGTATTCATTCTCCTTCAACCGTATTTATTGCGATTGGAGGATTCATTATAGCGGGACTTGTATTAGGACTCACACAAGGATTCCCTGAAATTTGGGAAACTATTAAAACACTCGGACGAACATGCGCTGAGGGTATAACCGGAGCATTTGAAGGTTTACAGTCTTCTAAAGTTTACGGCTATATCAAATCATTCGTTGGTAAGATCGCTAGTTTCATAAAGAATCTCGATTTTGGACAGATTTTAGCTATCGGTCTTGGTACTGGAATGTTGTTCACTGTTAATAAAATGGTTAACGTTATCCAGGCGATTATTAACCCACTCGAAGGTTTGGGTGATATGCTCAGCGGTGTTGGCGAAATGTGCGAAGCGATTGGCGAGGGTGTTAAGAAATACTTTAAGTCGAAAGCCATGAAGAATTATGCAACTGCCGTATTAATTATGGCTGGAGCTATTACCTTAATTGCATTTTCAATGAAAACATTAGCTGATATTGATACATCGGATTTGGTTAAAGCTGGTGTTGCTATTGTGGTAATCACAGGTATTGTTACCGGACTAACCATATTGGTCAGTAAATTAAATACTGTTGGCGATTTCAGTATCAAACATGCTTTTGTAGTAATTGCTATCGCTGGCGCAGTTAGTTTATTGGTACTTGCGTTATCTAAATTAACGAACCTAGTTAATTCTGCGGAAAATCTCGGTTCTACGCTTGGTGTACTAGCTGGAATGTTATTGGGATTAGGCGGAATTGTGATCGCAATAAATGCTGTAGCAAAGATTGGAAATGAGGCTAACTTAAAAGGCGTTGGTTCCATGATACTTAAAATGTCCATAGCGATGTTATTATTGGTTCAAGTAATCAAAATGGTGTCCAAACTCGATAATGGTGATATAATCAAAGGTTTGGCTGTCATCGGAACTCTCGAATTATTGTTTATCGGTATAGTTGCTGTTTCGAAGCTTGGTGGAGAACATGCTAAAAAAGCTGGTAGCATGATGTTAAAAATGTCGTTTGCACTATTAGCTATGATCGGTGTTATTAAAGTGGCATCTATGCTTGACAATAACGAGATTAAGAAAGGTCTTAAAGTTGTAGCGTCCGTCGAGTTATTATTTATGGGTATCATCGCAGTATCTAAACTAGCTGGTGAACACGCAAACAAGGCTGGTGGAATGATATTAAAAATGTCAGTGGCTCTGTTGGCAGTAGTATTCGTTATTAAGCAAATTTCCAAAATGGATGACCAAAAACGTAGTAGAAAGAGTTGTTAGAAAAGCATATAGGGATGCATATGATAGATTCCCGAGTTCGATATTAATGAAACAACCAAGTAGTGCTCCTAGTAGATACTTATTAGGAGGAAAGGCGCATGGCAGAACCATAAGAATGTGGGTGGATGTTTTTGAAAAAATTATAACTACCGCCTATCCTGTATAGCGAGGTTATTCACTATGAAGATAATTATGAGCGATAATCGTTACATCAAAAAAACATTGTCTTATTGTTCCGCTCCTATTTGTGTGAAATTTGAAAACGGCAAGAACTTTCCTTCTGATGATTGGTCCGACTTTCTTATAGTGATTATTACGGAATGGCTTAGAACGGTTCTGGAAAACGAAAATAAAAATCTCGCAGATTTTCGTTTGTCATTTATGGAAGGCCCTTATGAAATATTATGCTCTAAAAATATGGATGTTGTATCAATAATAACTCTTACTGCTTACAAAACTACAGCTATAGAGG